CCCAGAGAAGGTTTTAAACGAGTTTTTAACGTTTTTAAAGGGTCTGCAAGGTCCGGATATTCGCAAAAAGGTGATTTTGCGGGTTTTAGAAACTATTCTTTAATACGATAAAACTTTATAGCAGTTATACGACTGCCTTGATCTAAAATTCCACCTCTAAAAATTTCTAATTTTTTACTTTTGATTAAAATAGATAATGCACGTCTTCCTGTTTGTTCGTTAATTTTCAAATCCCGGCATAATTGTGTAAAAGTTTTCCAACCTTGACCTGGCGGGCGTCTTTCCTTACTTTTTGCATATTCACAATAAAGAACCTTCCAATTTTTTTTATTTGGATTGTAAAAAACTTTACTGGTAAGAACTTTATTGGAAGTTAATGAGGTTCCTATTATTTTTTTTACTTTTTTTCTTTCTTCACACCATATTAAAAATTTAACACAATTTGAATTGCTGCATTTGATAATATCACCTATTTCCAGTTTGGTATTCCAATTACCAGCTGGTCTTGATTCTTTTTTCTTTATTACTGCTTCTAGCTGTTGAATCCATTTAGACATAATTTATACCATATTTTTCTTTCTAAAATTCTTTTTGTATTGTTATATTTATATCCGTCAAAAATTTGAATACGTTTGTTTAACTTGTGTACTCGTAAAAGTCTTAGAATTTTTGATCGGGCCAAACCTGTTTTTTCAGTTAATTCTCCCACAGTAAACCAATTTTTTCCGGTAGGAACCCTTTGTTTTCTCCTTTTATACAAATCTTTTTCAAATAAATTTTTCCAATTTCCTTTTTTTAAACGATACCAAATAGCTTTTTGAATGTATCCTTTATTGGATCTGATATTACCAACAAACATTTCACTTTCTTTTCTTTGGTTCAATTCAGCAAGCACAACGCGAAGTCCATGCATAGGTTTTTTGCTAAGTTTTTGCAATTCATATACAGTCAACCAATCAGAACCGACTGGACGTTTTTCATCTTTGCGCATTTCCTGAAATAGAAAATTTGCCCACACGTCTTTTTTGACGTTTTTTATTACAAATCTCTTCTTAGACATAAACCGATCTTATCGGATACGCATAAAATGTCAACTATAAACTTTAATATTGGTAGGAATTATATACTTTCGATTACGTTCTTTTGCCTGATAAACTTCATGAGTTCCATCGCTATGAATAAGACCAAATGCCCAACCATGTTGCCATCTTAAACGGCGCATTTGATTTCTGTTATAGCTGGGATTCAAATTGCTAAGACAACCTATGTTCCAACATTCCCGAACATCAATGCTTACGCTACGGAAATAATCAATTGCATGGGTATGTCCGAATAAAACGTTTCCGTAAGTGTCTGCATGTTGCTTGGCCCCGTGTATATTATGCCCATATCCATGAACAAATGACAATGATCCACACTTATACACCCCTTGTTTGGAATCATACGGAAACATTTGAACCCGATGTTTTTTAGCAAGATCTTCAATTGCTGTTGTTCCTTGTGCAGCATAATCTCTTTTCAAACCGCTTCCAGCATTGTTTAGAAGATCATAAATTCTTTCGTCGTGATTTCCCCGTAGAAATACACGCTCTTCTCCAAATGAGAAAAACTTTTTAAAGAAATCTTTACCAGCTTCCCAATCTTCAGTCATGCTTTGGGATTCTTCATAATCGGCACTTGCATTTTTACGAATGGCCCGAAAATCCCAGACATCACCAATACAAACTGTGAGATCTGGTTTATAATCCCGCATAAAATTATACAAACATTTTAATGCAACAGGATCAGATTCATCTCCGTGAATATCGCCTGCTGCAACAAACTTAATAGGTTTAGCCATAAATTTATATTACATGTAAAAGCGTAATTTCAAGCATTTGTATCGGGAATATATTTATTTAGTATTGGCAAAATTGTATTCTCCAGATTGCTGAAAGCGTTTTCTGCAGTTACAGTTAAATTCAACAAACTGGCTTTTTCTTTATCATCCAATTTGTCAATTAAAAGAGCTTTTCTTATCAAATCCACAAGATATTGAACACCTTGAGTATCCAATTTATTTTTTTCAGGGGCTGGCTGTTCCGGTGTTGCTTGTGATTCAGGTGTGGCTTCTGGTGCATCTTCAGTAGCGTCCAAATCTGCAGGTGGTGCCTCGTTTAAAAGAGAATATTTCTTTTTTAAAATATTATTAAATTTCATTTAATTTTACTTAATCTTTGATTAATTTGATTTAATTTTCCGACAAAAGCATTCACAGTTCCTTTTACAGCAGTATCCACAACTTTTTTATCTTGATTACTCATGAGTTTTCTCACAACACCCAAATCATCATCGGTCATTGATGTTTTATACTCTTCCGCGTTTTCTTCATCTTCACCTTCTGATTTTTCAGAGTGTTTTGATATTTTTCCGGAAGGATCAATTTTTATTTTTCCGCTTTTTCCATCCATATCATAGCTGACAACTGCATTCATTTTTTGAATGCCGTCATATGTAGCTTTTCCAGATGAAAGCATTTTGTCCACAACATTCTTTTGCAGTTCGTTTAATTCATGTTCTTTTATATCTAATTTTAGATATTCTTGTTCTAAAAGGTTTTGAAATCGAGACATATAAGATTATTTACTCTAATTTCATAGTATAATTTCGTTTTAAAACGGAATTGGACAGGTTATATTGCTTAAAAATCTTTTGTATGTCTTTCATGCTGAAATTTTTACTACTTTGAGCCAATATTGAATTTATAATTTTGGAAGCAATTTTTTTATAAAACAGCTTGTCGGAAGATATCAATTTACCAAAACTTTCAAACGTGCCCTCATATTCTATAAGGGTATAATTGAGATATTTTTCAAATTTTTTAAGAATATTAAAACATATTTTATATATTTCAGCATCTTCAAAGTATTCTGTGATTTCTAAATCGTCACTCATTTTTTCAGACAATATAAAAGCAATATCCTCTTTTTGACGCTTGATTACAAAATTGGAAAGAAGCAAGTTGGCCAAATGATAAACCAGTATATTTTTTGCATCCTTGTTTTTATTCAGAGGTTTTTCCAACAATTTCAAATTGTGACATGAATCCAAAATTCTTTTTTCAATACGATTTGAAAAAGCATCCCAAAAATCAATAAAAACAATATTATCCTTCTTTTTCATTTTGGAACCAGTATTCCCGGGGCTTTCCAAGTCTGCAATTAAGTATTCCATTGTAGTATTGCTTATCTTTTATCACCTCGTTTTGAATTTGCAACTTTATCTCTTCATATCCAAGCTCCCATTTGCTTTTGCAGAACTTTAAAATTTCAAAAGTAAAATTTTCTTTACCATACTTTTCTATATCTTCATTTAATTCCCTGCAACTTCCAGTGTAAGTTTTCCAATCACTTTCAGAATATGATACTTTTCTATTTTTGCGGCTTTTTAATCTTCTGCTTTTTTTAAATTGTAGCTGTTTCTTTCCAATATATTTTCTATTATTTTTTATATTGGTAATCAAATAAATGAACCCAAAACTTTCAGGTTCAAATTTTTCACAAATCCAGTGACCATGATCACTCATGAATTACATTCCCCGTCTTTGTATCAAAATCTTTGTTTTTTTCTTTTTCTTTTTACCTTTTTTTGAAATTTTAGTTGCTCCAAATGCAAAAGGAATTCTGGCATCTCCTGGTGCATATCTGTCTCCACTGGAAATAGTTCCAGGGGGATTAAAAATACTTCCTATGCTTGGACCTGATCCAAATACGCCACCTGTTCCGGCCACGTTATCTTCGGACAGCATTTTAACAAAAATATTTGAAAAAAGACTCATATAAACTATTTATGAATAATGGACCCTGAAAAACTATTAGAAGAAATAAAACAATTTTTACAGTTTGATGAATTGAATTTGAAAGAAAAACAATTAATGCTTCCCAGCATTAAACATCGTTATGCCACCATTTTTATACACACCAAGATGCAACTTGGCAATTTGTATACAGAACGCAAAAAAACACTGCGATCCATTGTGGATGAAATCAATAAAAAATCTGCTGTCAGATTGTCCGTTCCTGCCGCAGAAAAACTGGCATCAGATCATGAAGCCATAGCTGATATAGATTCAAAAATTAGAAATTGTGAAGTGGTTCTTGAGATTTGTGAAAAATCTGAAAAGATTTTAAGTTCTGCAAGCTATGACATTAAAAACTTGGTGGAACTGATCAAACTCGAAACAAATTGAACAACATATTCTTAGAAAAATCCAAAAGATTTGGAATGATAGAATCTCCGCACATACGGATGATTCGAAATCATTTTTCATGTGAAAATAAAAATGCAAGACATATGCGCCGAAAGGGATATTTTGTCGCAGATCGTTTTTATTCTATAACTCCTTCTGGCAGATTTGATCTGGGTCTTTTTTTTGCCATTTACAAATATATGAAAGAAGTTCTTGGCTTGGATGATATTTCTGTGGATAAAGAAGTATTAAAAAGAGCCAACCCTATTCAATCTGATATAGAACTTGAATATTTAAATTATGAACCCAGGGACTATCAAAAGGAAATGTGTGAAAAAGCATTCAAATTTGGTAGGGGAATATTTGAAGTAGCAACAGGAGGCGGAAAAACTTATGGCATGGCTGTTATTTGTCATAATTTGATTAAAAACAAAATGGCCAAGAAAATATTGGTAATTGAACCGGATTTGGGACTTGTGGAACAGGTTTATGATGAATTTGAAAAAAGTGGAGTTACGAACTATATTAAAAAATATACAGGAGAACATGAATTCGACGGAGATTGTGAAATTGTTATTGCTAATATGGGTGTTTTAAATTCCAGAGGAACAGAGAAAATACATGATTGTGATGCTATATTGATGGATGAAGCTCACAAATATAAAAGAGGAAATAAAATAAATAAAATTTTGGACAAAATGGACGCATCCATTCGTTTTGGATTTACAGGAACTCTGCCAGATGAAAAAGAAGATGTACTTTGTATTGAAGGGAAGATCGGCCCAGTAATTTATAAAAAAACATCCGTTGATTTAAAAGAATATTTGTCATCAGCAATTTGTAATATTATTGAATTAAACTATGATAATCAACCAGAATGGCTTCCTCCTGATGATTTGAAAAGATACCGGCAAGAATATGAGTTTGTGGTTGAAAATAGCTCTAGAAATAAAATAATAAGCACACTTAGCTGTAATTTACAAAATAATACCTTGGTTTTGATTGATAGAATTCAACACGGATTAGAACTGCAAAAGATTTTGGAAACAACGTGTGAGAACAAAAAGGTATTTTTTATTCGGGGGGAAGTGGATGTTGAAGCCAGAAATGAAATCAGAAAGCTTATGGAATCAAAAAATGATGTGATATGTATTGCCATAAGCAGTATTTTTGCAACTGGAGTAGATATTCGAAATTTGCACAATATTATTTTGGCAAATGCAGGAAAAGCCAAGATTCGTCTATTGCAAAGCATAGGTCGTGGGTTAAGATTGCATCCGAACAAACAAAAACTCATGCTTATAGATTTAGCCGATCAATTATATTACGGAAAAAAACATTTCGATAAACGAATAGAAATTTACAACAAAGAACAAATAGAAACCAAAATAACAAAATATAAAATCATATGAAAAAGAAACGTGGACGTAAACCAAAAAATCAAAATGTATCTGATGAAATTCTTGATGAAAACACAGAAGACATTAAAAAAATCGCAGCCAAAGTTAAAAAAGAAAAAATTCATTATGTGAATGCCAAAGATTTTGAAGATGGCATAAGAACTTTTTATGGTTCGGGTACATTGACGCAATATCTTGGAGAGAGTGTCAGTAAGATAGCAAATGGATTAAGCTATGCACCCAATTTCATCAATTACAGCTATCGAGACGAAATGGTTGGGGATGCTATAGTTAAAATGATGACAGCGCTGAAACATAAGAAATTCAACCTTGATTCAGGTTATAGTCCGTTCAGTTATTTCACAACGATTGCATTTCATGCGTTCATCAACCGAATCAAGAAAGAGAAAAAACATCACGAAACTCTGGAGCAATATAAAGAAAAAATTTATACAGATAAAATGAACGAAGGAATGTCCCAAACAGGAACCCGTGTTTATATTGATCAAGACAATTATAATTCTAACGATTGAAAACTCTTGGGAAAAAAGCACTTCTTTTTGCGGATTTGCATCTAGGGGTACATCAAAACAGCATACGTTGGCATCAACTTGCTCTGGAATGGGCAAAATGGGCCAAAGAGATAGCAGTAAAACAAGGTGCTGAATCAATCATATGTCTGGGTGATTATTTTCATGATCGGGATCAAATTGATGTATCCACATTGGATATTGCCCGCAAGATTCTAAATATTTTTTCAGATTTCAAAGTTTATCTTATAACAGGGAATCACGATCTTTATTTCAAAGAAAAGAATGACGTAACTTCTCTTCATGTTTTTCAGGATTATCCTTATGTGAATGTTGTGAATAACACACAATCATTCAGA